TAAATAACTTAAAATTTAAATTTTATGCCTAAAAAATTTACAGTATCAGATTTTAATCTGAAAACAGACGGTCTGCCGGCAGAACAGAAAACTTTCATGGAAAACATTGTCGGCATGATGTGTGAAGTAGTTAACAAGTCACTTGAAGGATTTGCCTCACCGGAGGAGGTAACGAAACAGTTTGGTGACATCAATAATCTATTGAAAGCCTATGATGGAGAAAAGTTCCAGCAATTGGTAAAGGACAACGAGCAACTTGTAGAACAAGTTAAAACTCTAGGTGAAAGTATCGAGAAAATGAAGCAGAAAGGTCTTTCTATGGATACTATCAACAAGTTCGATGAGAAGTTGAACGAGATGCTTGATTCTGAAAAATTCAGAGATTTCGCAGAAGGAAAAACACGCAAATCAGGAGAATTTGACGGCTTCTCCTTGAAAGATGTCGTTTCCATGACTGACAATTACACCGGTGATTTGTTGATTACTCAACAACAGAAACGTGTTGTGACTCAGGTTGCCAACAAAAAGTTGCATATGCGTGATGTATTAACGACGTTGACTGCTGATCCTGCATACCCTCAACTTGCCTATGCACAAGTATATGCTTTCAACCGCAATGCCCGTTTTGTAACAGAGAATGGGCGTTTGCCTGAATCAAGCATCAAGGTAAAAGAGATACAGACAGGAACTAAGCGCCTTGGTACTCATATCCGTATCTCAAAACGTATGTTGAAATCAAGAGTGTACATTCGTTCCTACATCTTGAACATGCTTCCTGAAGCTGTTTGGATGGCAGAAGACTGGAACATCTTGTTTGGTGACGGTAATGGTGAGAATTTGCTTGGTATTATTAATAATACTGGGGTGACTTCTGTAGAGAAGATTATCAGTACAGCCATTGTTACAGGTGCCGCCGGTGCTGTAAAAGCTATTACCGGATATAACGGTGATAAGGATGTGATTGTAGAGTTTGCAGAACCACAGGATTTGATTCTTGATGGAATGAGTATCACGTTCGCTGGTGCCGCTGTTCTTACAGAACTGAACAAAACACACGCTCTTGTGAAAATGGAAGATGGTCGTATCCTTATTCCTGGTGTCGCGTTCTCCGGTGCTGAAACGGCTACGGATAAAATGACATTCAGTGTTCATGAAGCCGGCTTTAAGAACATTGAGGAACCCAACTCTGAAGATGTAGTGAAAACAGCTTTCGCCGCAATGACATATGCCCAGTATTTTCCGAATGCTATTATTCTAAATCCAATGACTGTTAACGGTATGGAATCAGAAAAAGATACGACAGGACGTAATCTTGGTATCGTTAAAATGGTTGATGGGGTGAAATATATTGCCGGTCGTCCGATTATCGAGTATGGTGGTATTCTTCCAGGTAAGTATCTTTTAGGTGACTTTAACCAAGCCGCAAATTTGGTTGATTATACCACTTTGACACTTGAATGGGCTGAAGATGTGGAGACCAAGCTTTGCAATGAGGTTGTGCTGATGGCACAAGAAGAAGTTATCTTCCCGATTTATATGCCGTGGGCTTTCGCTTATGGGGATTTGGCCGCATTGAAGACTGCAATAACTAAAGCGTAGGATTATGGATTACATACTTAGAGGTAACGATAAGGATGTAACCAATGTGCTTAAAGAGCAACGCATTCGGATTAATAGAGGGATGATTCAACTCATCCCTATTTCCGAATGTGGTCTTGTTACAGAAGAAGATGCCCGAAAGACATTGGAATGTATGCTTGCAGAAAAAAATGAAGAGATTGGCAGGCTTACTGCATCCATTGCAGAGAAAGATAAGACAATTGTTGAACTGACAGAAGAGCGTGAAACAATGAAAGCTCGCATTGCAGAACTTGAAGTACAGGTGCCTTCTGATGAAAAGAATCTTCCGGTTGCCGATTCAAAAGATTTGCAAGAGGAAGATGCCAAGGAGGTAACTGTTACAGATGATAAAGCCGTTTCCGTAGAAGATGAAAAGAAAACCGGGAAAGGCAAGACTTCTAAATAACTATCGCTATGTTGATTGATGTTTCATATTTTATGTCAGGTCCCAGGCATATTGAGAATGTTTCGGTCGCTGAAATGCCTTCGCCCCAATCTCTTGCTGTGAATGAGGTGATAAATGGGTATATTAAGGCATTTCAGCCCGAATTTCTCCGGAATGTTGTTGGTGTGACTCTTTCCCAAGCTATCACAGATTATTTGGAGCTTATTGAACGGGAAAAGGAAGATTCTTCAGATGAAGTTGATATTTCAGAAGAGAAGGAAGCCCCCCAGTCCGGATATGCAGTATTATGCGAGAAGCTGTGTGAACCGTTCGCTGACTATGTCTTTTATCATATTCTTCGTGACGCAAACACCCAGGCTACAATAACCGGGCTTGTCCGTTTGAAATGTGCTAATGAATATATAGCTCCTTTGAAGAGACAAGTAAGCACATGGAATAGCATGGTAGAGAAGAATAAACAGTTTGTTGAATGGGCTATGTCGAATGATTGTCCTTTCGATGTGAAAATAACCAAGAATCTTTTGACCCCAATTAATGCTTTCAATTTATGATAGATTTAGATATAACAGAACTGTTTGAGGAGATTGTAAAGGAACTTCCAGAAGGGCTTGAAATTCTCTATCCAAATGGGAAAGGGGGAACTAAAGTTATGAAGTCCCCAAGGTTGAATTACATCTTCGGTAGCAGTCAATATATCAAAGATATTTTAGATGAATACAGTAAGTCTTCTGCCCAGTCTGAAAGGAAGTTTCCATTGGTTGCACTATTCACTCCAATTAGTGAGGATAGAGGTGATGCGGATTATTTTTCAAAAGCAAAGGTTTCGTTAATTATAGCATGTTCTTCTTGTAAAGAGTGGAGCAATGAGATGCGCAGAACCACATCTTTTAAAAATATCCTTCGGCCAATCTATAAACGTTTATTGGAAGTATTATATGAAGATTCTCGGTTCGACTGCGACTATGACGAAAAAGTGAAACATAGTTATTCAGAAAACTATTCATATGGCAGATACGGAGCCTATACAGATTCCGGTGAGGCTGTGAGCGAGCCGATTGATGCCATAAATATACGCTCGATGGAAATAAAAATTAATAATCTTAATTGTAGAAGAAAATGAGAAAGATTAGAACGTGTAAGGGTTCCCGGATGAACACTGGTAGTTCTGCTTGTAGCATTGACTGGAAAAAGGTCAAAGGTGCTATCTTGACAGAACATGGTGTCAAACTCCCTGCTGATATAACAGGTGAGAAGTTGCTCGAATTGTGCCATGCAGACCGTCCCGGGCGTATTTACCCTATTTTGCCATTCCTGGAGTATGCCAAGAATGGTGGAGAGCCTCAAGTTAATCCTGTAGGGTACGGTGCAAGTGAATACAACGGGCTTAGCGCTCAAACAGACACCTTCACTTTGAAGAAATTTGATGAGGTTTTGAATGCCCAGCTTCTGAAATGTGCCAATAAAGGATGGGACGTTTACTTTTGGAATCAGGATAATATGTTGATCGGTTATAATGATGACACTGATATCCTTGCCGGTATTCCGATGTCTACTGTTTATCCGACCGTGACACAGTACCCGACCAGTAGTGCTAAGTCTGCGATGACTGTTAGTTTTTCACATGAAGATGTGGAAGACAGCCAATTGCACTTTGACTACGTGCAGTTAGACTTCAATCCCAAGAATTTCGTTAAAGGCTTGGTTGATGTTGTGTTTCAAAAGTTGGAGGCCGAAAATACTTACAAAATAGTTGAAGTTGTTGGTGGTTATGACCGTACAGAAGAATTTGGCAGTCTTATTGCTGATGGTGCTGCTGAAGTTATGAATAACGTAACTTCTGCTACGTATTCGGATGGTATCATTACCATTGTTCCTAAAGCTGGGGCGGTTCCTTCGTTGAAAGCTCCTTCTGTATTGTATGAAAAAGGAATCAGAGGTATTGAGCAGGTGTCATGAAGGTAGATAATGTTACGTTCGTCGAGGTTGCTGTGAAGGGCATGACGAAGGAAGAGTTTATTAATGCGCACATTAAAGTCGTGTGGCAGGAACTGAAGGAAGCTGACCGCAAGAAGAAGCTCTCGGAAGTGTACGATGCGATAACTAAGTAACCGACGGGCTGGGGTGTGATTACAGCCCGGCCCGTTATATTTTTACTGTATGGCAGATTTTGATGAATTACATAGAGTTATTCATTCCATTGCATCCGGGTTTGAAGAGGAATGTATTAGGTGTATGGAAGAACATAAGAATGTGCTCGTTGATTGCATTCAGGAGCAATTATATTCCGGTCTGGACGGTACTGAACATCTATTGAATCCTGATTATGATACTGACACCTATTTTAACGAGCCCGGTCCCTGGCAGAACCGTGCGGAACAATATAAACGATGGAAGGAGAGGATAACTCCACCTCTTAGAAGTGAGATGCTTTATTTGCCACCGCGTCCGGTTGAGGTACCTAACCTCTTTATTACTGGTACTTTCTATGATAGCATAACTGCCGATAGAATTGATTCCGGGCTTCGATTCTCAACGAAAGGATTTACGGACGGTAGTTCTATTGAGAAGAAATACGGTGAGCAGATTTTAGGCATTGGTGATACAGCTAAAGAGTACTTTAATATTATGTATCTCCGTCCCTGGATGGAACGTTTCTTTTCAGAATGTGGATATCGGTAGAAAATGGCTTGTAGTTGCGAAATAAAAAAGATGCAGAGTGAACTGGAACGTATCAGTGATCTTGCAAAGAAAGCAGCTGTCTTGGATGGTTGCATGTATGTCGTTTATCAGAAAGAAGATGGTACCTATGCTTTTGATAAACTAGGAGTTGAGATAAAAGGAAAGATTGTTGAATATAGACATTACCTGTAATTATGGCAGATTTAAAATTAAAAGATTTCGTTGATGAGAACGATTTGCAGAAATTGGTGGAGCTTGATAATACTATTGAGCGTGTGAGGGCTGATTATGTTAATGCGGCCAAAGAATTAGCAAAAGGTTTGAAACTAAATGTAGAAGGCGTTGCTGATCTTGAAAAGTTGAGTAATCTTTATAATACCCAAGCAAAAACGGCTGGCTCTGCATCTGCTGAATTAACCGAGGCTCTTAGAAAACAGTCTGAAATAACTCAAACTGTCAGTAAGAAGATAGAGGAAAAGCTAAATGTAGAGAAATTATCTGCTGCTGAATTGAAGAAACTAACCAAGGCAAACTCGGATAATGCTGCGTCCTTGGAAAAGGCTGTTAAAGCGGAAGCTAACTTGACAAAAGCGCAGAATGCCGGTAATACTACTCGTAAGAAAGCTGTTTTATCTGAAGAAGAACGTTTAAAACTTATCAGAACTGCTATTACCTTGACTAATCAGGAAGTACATAGCCGTTCACAAGCAAAGGAAATGAATAAGCAGCTACAAAAGGCTGTTGATGTTTTGAAAGATACGGATGAAAACTATATTCGTACACTTGCCCGTCTTAATTCTACTATTGGAATCAACACTGATTACATAAAGCGAAATTCCGATCGATATAGTCAACAGAAAATGACCATTGGTGCATATCGGGAAGAAGTAAAGGCGGCATGGATTGAAATACAGAACGGTAATAAGTCCATGCAGAACATGGGAATTATTGCCCGGAATG